TTTTCTCCGACTCCACTTCATACTTCTTCGGCCCTGGAAGTCGAGCGTTGAGAAGCCTTCCCAAGCGTACACCCTTTGCCGCTCGCCTTCCCCTGGGCGTCCGGTTAAACTACGGCCATCAGATGAGAAAAGGAGCCGCAGCAAGTGGACACTATCGACTACGCATTCAAAACAGACCCCTTTGAGCACCAGCGCAAGGAATGGGAGTTCAGCCGGGAACTCGAAGCCCGGGCGATCTTCTGGGAGCAGGGCACCGGCAAGTCCAAATTGACCATCGACACGGCCTGCTGGCTGTGGATGCGGGGCCTCATCGACGGGGTTCTGGTGGTCGCCCCGAACGGGGTTCACCGCAACTGGGTTGAGAAGGAAATCCCCGACCACGTACCGGACCCGGTGATGAAGCACGTCCGGGCCTTCCACTACCAGTCCCCCCGGGCCGACACCAAGTGGCACAAGCAGGCGGTCAAGGCCGTTATTGACCACCCGGGCTTCGCCTGGCTCACGATCAGTTATGAAGCCTTTGTGACCGCCGCGGGCAAGCGGGCGCTGATTGACTTCTTCGACAAGCGCCGCCTCCTGTACGTCCTGGATGAGGCTCATTACATCAAGACCCCGGACGCGGAGCGCACCAAGTCCATCCTCCGCTCCGCGAAGTACGCCCCGTTCAGGCGGGTGCTGACGGGGACCCCGATTGCTCAGGGTCCGTTCGACGCCTACAGCCAGATCAAATTCCTGTTCGAGGACTACTGGAAGCGGGCGGACCTCTCCACCTTCACCGAGTTCAGGACCCACTTTGGGGTATTCGACAAGGTTTGGAATCCGAACGTCAAGCGGTCCTTCAACCCCAAGACCAAGCGTTGGGAGGCCTGCGACGGTGCCCGCGTGGACGTGCTCAAGGGCTACCGCCGCCTGGATGAGCTGAACGCCCTCCTCCAGCCGGTTTCCTCCCGGGTGACCAAGGACGATGTTCTGGACCTCCCGCCGAAGCTGTTCACCAAGCGGTTCTTCTCGATGACGCCGGAGCAGGCGAAGCTGTACCGTCAGTTGCGTGATGAATACATCGTCTGGCTTGAAATGGGCGGCATCGAGCAGGACGCCGCGGCCCTGGGAGAAGTCGCCGCGCCGGACGCCTGCCCGACCTGCGCCGGGAAGCGGGAGGTGGAGTTTGACGGCTTCATCTATCCCTGCCCGGATTGCGGGGACGCCCCCGACCTGGGCGCGGAGGGGACCACCCCCGTCATCGCCGCCCTCGCCATCACGCGCCTCCTCCGCCTTCAGCAGATCACGTGCGGCTACCTCCCGACCGACGATGAGGATGAGCCGCTGTATGTGATCCCGGGGGCGAACCGCCGCCTGGACCTCCTCTGCGATCTGATTGAGGAACAGCAGCACAAAACGATTGTCTGGGCTCGCTTCCAGATGGACATCACGCTCATCATTGAGGAGCTGACCCGCCGCGGCATCAAGGCCGTCCGCTATGACGGACTGGTAAGCGACGATGAACGCGCGGAGGCCAAGGCCCGGTTCCAGGGCGAGCGGGCGCTGTATGACCGCGGACAGGTGGTTGGGCGCGAGGCCGTCCCGCCGGAGGAGCAGGCGCAGGTGTTCGTGGGCAACCCCGCCGCGGGCGCGACCGGGCTGACCTTGACGGCGGCCAGGACAGTCATCTATTATTCCAACAGCTTCAAGTTAATCGACCGCCTTCAGTCGGAGGATCGCGCTCACCGGATCGGGCAGATGAACCAAGTGCTGTACATCGACCTCGTGGCTGAGGATTCCGTGGACGAGAAGGTTGTAGAAGCGTTGAGGAACAAATTCAACGTGGCCAGCCAGATCACCGGCGACCGCCTCAAAGAATGGTTGTGAGAAAACTATGAGCCGTGTATTTGTTGTACAGAACCAACACCGCTGGAACCGCGACAAGCAGCGGTTCGAGCCCAAATTTGACCTGACCCCGGCCCAGGAGTTCGGTGAGCTGGTGTATCTTCTCAGCCCGACCGCGGCCCCGTTTCGCCCGGAGCCTATCATTGAGGAGCTGAAGGAGAAGCTGGCCGACTTCCGGCCCGGCGACCACCTCCTGCTCGTGGGCAATCCGGTCCTGATCGGTTTCGCGGTCGCAATTGCCGCGGACGCCAATGGCGGCGATGTGTCGCTGCTACAGTGGAGCGGGAAGGACCAACGCTACATCACCGTGGAGGCCGCGGGCCTCTTTACTTCTTCTGAATAGGCCCCTATACTTCTTCGGGCGGGGCGATCAACGCCTCAACCCCAAAGAGAAACGGAGAACTACATGACAGCCGCAAGCGAATACTTGGACTATGTCCAGCCCACTACCTCCGGTGGTGAGCTCACTCAACTCACCCAGCTGGCCGAACAACAGGCCTCCGCGCAGGCGAAGGTCTCAGACCTCGAAGCGCAGCTGAACAAGGCCCGCGAGGAGCTGCGCGACATCGCGGAGCGCCAGGTGCCCGAACTCATGGACCAGATTGGGGTCAGCGAATTCAAGACCGCGACCGGCCTGAAGATCAAGATTGACGAAACCATCCGCGCCAGCATTCCGAAAGCCAAGGCCCCGCTCGCCTTCGCCTGGTTGAAGCAGAACGGCCACGCCGCGATGATCAAGCGCGTGGTGTCCGTCGCCTTCGGCAAGGGCGAGGATGAACGGGCCGAAGCCCTCCGCGAGAAGCTGGCCAGTGACTTTCCGGTCGAAGACAACGCGAGCGTACACCCCTCAACCCTGGCCGCTTTCGTGCGCGAAAAGCTGCGCGAGGGCGAGGAGGTCCCGCTGGACCTGTTCGGGGTCCATCGTCAGCGCGTGTCCAAGATTGAGGTGTAACAGTTTACGGGGGAGGGCCTGAGCCTAGTCAGGGAAACCCAGGGGACCGGCGGGCACACCGCCGCCCCGAACCAGGAGCGCCCAGCCGGGTTCCTCCTCCACCAGTCACCCCACCGGAGGTTATCCGGGTACAGCCGGTGAGACGGCAAGGGCTTAACGACCGGGGGCCCAATTGACCCGCTCATTTTGATAGGACTATTACCATGGCCAAGACCGAAACCAAGAGCAGCACCGAAGTCGCAGTGAAGGATCAGAACACCGCAATGGCGGAGTACGGCGCATATGCCGACTACGCGGGCGCGGGCTTCGAGAACCAGACCAGCGATGACTACAGCATCCCGTTCCTCCAGATTCTCCAGGCCCTGAGCCCGCAGATTCAGGAGAACGACGCCCTGCGCCAGGGCATGATCCTGAACACCGTCACGGGTGAAGTGTTCGAGGGCAAGAAGGGCATCGCCTTCGTCCCGGCGACCACTCAGCACGTGTACGTGGAATGGAAGCCCCGGGATGCGGGCGGCGGCTTCGTGGGCATCCACGAGGTCAACAGCGGCATCGTCACGCACGCCAAGGTGGCATCGTCCGAGTTCGGCAAGTACACCACGCCGGACGGTAACGAGCTGATTGAAACCTTCTACGTGTACGGCATCGCCATCGACGATGACAGCAACGCTTCGGAGGCGGTCCTGGCCTTCAGCTCCACGAAGATCAAGAAGTACAAGGGCTGGATGACCAAGGCGAAAACCATCCAGATTCCGCTGCCGGACGGTCGCCGCATTCCGGCTCCGCTGTTCGCCCACCGCTACCGCCTAAAGACCGTGAGCGAGAAGAACAACAAGGGCCAGTTCTTCAACTGGGACGCCATCAGCTTCGACGGCTCGAACGCGCAGGAGGCCCGCCTGCTGCCGGATGACTCGCTGTTCCAGGCCGCGGTCAACATCAAGTCGATGATCGAGCAGGGCAAGGCGCGTGCGGCCTATGAGTCGCAGGCTCCGGGCTCCGCCGATGAGGAAGCGCAGGGGGCTCCCGCCGGCAAGCCGGTGTTCTGATCTACCGGGAGGACCGACCCGGACGGCCCGCCCCCTCGGGCCGGACATTCAGGGGGCCTCGCGGCCCCCTTCTTTTTCAGCAGAAACGGAGAACTATCAATGTGGAGTCCCCAGCAACAGATCGCACTGGATCGCGTGGGCCGCTGGCTCAAGGAGCGCGACAAGCCCGTGTACCAGCTCGCCGGGTACGCCGGGACGGGTAAGACCACCCTGGCCAAGCACCTCGCGGCGACCGTCAACGGTCCCGTGTACTTCGCCGCCTACACCGGGAAGGCGGCGCACGTCCTCACGAAGTCCGGTGCGAGTAACGTGAGCACGATTCACAAACTCATCTACACGCCCAAGGACAAGTCGCAGCAGCGCCTGAAGGAACTCCAGGCGGAGCGGGCGAAGCTGATGACGCACAAGCCGGTCCCGGAAACCCTCGTGGAGAAGGTCGAAGCCGCGATCAAGGCGGAGCAGATGAACCTGGCCCGCCCGATGTTCCAGCTCAACACCGAGTCGCCCCTGTATGAGGCGTCGCTGCTCGTGGTGGATGAGTATTCGATGATTGACGAGCAGATGGGGGAGGACCTGCTCAGCTTCGGGTGCCCGATCCTCGCCTTGGGCGATCCGGGCCAGCTCCCGCCGGTCCAGGGCAAGCCGTTCTTCTCCTCCCGCCCGGACATCCTCCTGACGGAGATTCACCGCCAGGCCCAGGACAACCCGATCATCTGGATGTCCAAGGAGGTCCGCGAGGGCCGCGTGCTCCGCCCGGGCGACTACGGGGACAGCCGCGTGATTCCCTATGCTCACCTGCCCAAGGATCAACTCAGGGACATGGTATTGTCCACTGACCAGCTCCTCGTTGGCAGGAACGCCACGAGAATCAGCAGTAACCAGCGTGCGCGGGAGCTGCTTGGGCGGGCGAACGCGCTGCCCCAGGAAGGGGACAAGTTGGTTTGTCTCCGCAACAACCACGAGGTGGGCCTGCTCAACGGCCAAATCTGGAGGACCCGGCGGGACTCCGTGTTTGACGGGGACTACGTGATCATGGAAATCGAGGGGGAGGAAGGCGCGAGGGTCGAAGTCAGCGCCCATCCCCACTACTTCCATGGCAACAAGCCGGAGTATTGGGAGCGGAAGGACGCTGAGGAATTTGACTATGGATACGCCCTGACGGTCCACAAGTCTCAGGGCTCGCAGTGGAACAACGTATTGTTGTTTGACGAGTGGTATGGGAAGGACCGGAAGGAATGGTTGTACACCGCCATCACCCGCGCCGCGGAGCGTGTTGACATCGTTCTCATGTAGCCTTAAAACGGGGTCTGGCGTAGAATTAAACTCCACGCCCTCCCTCGTTCAACACCATTCGGAGATACAACACTATGAATTTGGAACTGAGGCCGGAGCGGGATGACCTGCTCACCGAGTTCGGGAAAACAACCCTACAGAAACAATATTGCCTCCCCGGGGAGGGGTATCAGGACGCCTTCGCCCGCGCCGCCCGCGCCTTCTCGGGCGGCGATCCGGCGCTGGCCCAGCGGCTGTATGACTACGCCTCGCGCCACTGGTTCGCCTTCGCCACCCCCCTGCTCGCCAACGGCGGAACCGTTCGCGGGCTCCCCATCAGCTGCTTCCTCAACTACGTTGATGACTCCATACACGGACTGGCGGAGAACTTCCGTGAAAACGCATTCCTGAGCACCAACGGCGGCGGCATCGGCACCTACTGGGGCGCGGTCCGCTCCGTGGGTGAGATCACGAGCAAGGGCGTGGACACCCCGGGCGTGATGAGCTTCATGCACGTCCAGGACGCCCAGGTGCTCGCCTACCACCAGGGCTCTACCCGTCGCGGAGCCGCGGCGACCTACCTGGACGTTGGACACCCGGAGATTGTCGAGTTCATCAACATGCGCTCCCCGACCGGCGGTGACGTTCACCGCAAGGGCGAGAACCTTCACCACGGGGTGGTTATCCCGGACGCCTTCATGGTCGCGGTCCGCGAGGACCTGGATTGGGACCTGGTTGACCCGCACTCCGGGAAGGTCAAGGAAACGATCAAGGCCCGCTCCCTCTGGATCCAGCTGCTACAGCAGCGTGCGAAGCTGGGCGAGCCCTACCTGTTCTTTGTTGACGCGGCCAACCGCGCCCTCCCGCACCCCCTGAAGGCTAAGGGCCTGCGGGTCCACCACTCCAACCTCTGTACGGAAATCACCCTGCCGACCTCGCCCGACCGCACCGCGGTCTGCTGCCTGTCCAGCGTGAACGTCGCCAAGTACAACGAGTGGGAGCCGGTGAAGGCCCAGTTCATTGATGACCTGGTGACCATGCTGGATAACGCCCTGACCGTGTTCGAGGAGTCCGCCCCGGAACCGATGTGGCGGGCCGTCGCGTCCGTCAGCGCGGAGCGGTCGATTGGTCTGGGCTCCCTGGGCTTCCACACCTACCTCCAGCAGCAGGGTTGGCCGATGGACAGCGAGGAGGCCGCGGAGTTCAACCGGAGCTTCTACCGCGACCTGCGCGGCTTGGCCATCAACGCATCGGAACGCCTGGCCCAGACTCGGGGCGAGCCGTCCGACCTCCTGGGCACGGGTCGCCGCCACGCCCACCTCCTGGCGATTGCGCCCAACGCATCGTCCTCGATCATCTGCGGCGGGGTCAGTCCCTCCATCGAACCTCTGGCGGCAAACGCCTTCACTCAAAAGACCAAGAGCGGGTCGCACGAAGTCCGCAACCCGGCCCTGTCCGCCCGCCTCCGTGAGCTGGGCCAAGACACTCCTGAAGTTTGGCGCCAGATCATTCTCGCCTCCGGCTCCGTCCAGGGCCTGGACTTCCTCAGCGAGGAGGACAAGCGCCTGTTCCAGACCGCCTCCGAAGTGGACCCAGCCACGCTGATCCGCCTCGCCGCGGAGCGCCAGCCGTTCATCTGTCAGGCCCAGTCGGTCAACCTGTTCCTCCCGGCGAACGTCTCCGCCAAGCTGCTTCACCAGCTCCACTTCTCCGCGTGGGAGCAGGGCCTGAAGTCGCTGTATTACCTCCGCAGCAGCTCCGTCAAGGCGACCTCCGTGGGCGTCATGCCGGAAATCCTGAAGGAGGAACCGAAGCCCGCCCCGGTCTGCTCGCTGGACGGCGATTGTACGGCGTGCGAGGGATGAGCTATGACCAAGTCACTATTCAACAAACGCGCCGCATACAAGCCCTTCTGGTATCCCTGGGCATATGAAGCCTTCGTGGTCAGCGAGCAGATGCACTGGCTGGCCCGGGAGGTCCCGCTGAACGATGACGTGAAGGACTGGAAAACGGTCCTTGCGCCCGCGGAGAAGGAGCTGCTGACCCAGGTTTTCCGCTTCTTCACGCAGGCGGACGTTGACGTGGCGGGGGGCTACATCGAACGCTACCTGCCCGTGTTCCGCCCGCCGGAGCTGCGGATGATGATGAGCTCAATCGCCGCCCGGGAGGCCGTCCACATCCAAGCCTACTCGATGCTGATTGACGAGTTGGGCATCCCGGAAGTGGAATACAGCGCCTTCATGGAGTACGCGGCCATGAAGGACAAACACGATTACCTGTTCCAGCAGCGGTCGGGAGCCCTGGGCCTCCCGCTGGACATCGCGGCCTTCTCCGCCTTCGGGGAAGGGCTCCAGCTGTTTGCTTCCTTCGTCATGCTCCTCAACTTCACCCGCTTCGGGAAGATGAAGGGCATGGGCCAAATTGTCTCCTGGTCCATACGCGATGAAACCCATCACGTGGACAGCATGATGAAGGTGTACCACGAGTTGCTGGAGGAGAAGGCCGCGGAAATCGACCGCCCGGCCCTGTCCGCGGCGATCCGGGAGACGGCGGGCCGGATGGTTGAGCTGGAGGACCGCTTCATTGACCTCGCCTACTCGGGCGGGGGCGTGGAGGGCCTGGACGCCCAGGAGGTCAAACAGTACATCCGCTACATCGCGGACGTGCGGCTGAACCAGCTCGGGGAGCCCTCGCTGTTCGGGGCTCATATCAACCCGCTCCCGTGGGTGGACGTGATCGTGTTCGGGAAGGAGCACACCAACTTCTTCGAGAACCGCGCGACCGACTACAGCAAGGGAGCCGTACAGGGGAGCTGGGACGATGCCTTCAGTTAAGCCCCTGCTGATCGGACAGGCTCCCGGCCCAAACACGGACCCGCTCCAACCCCTTCCTCCTCTCCCGCGCTCCGGCGCGGGCGGACGGCTCGCGGAGCTGGCCGGGCTCACGGCCCAGGACTACCTCCAGACCTTCGACCGCACCAACCTCCTCCACACCTTCCCGGGGCGCTGGAAGCGGGACGACAAGTGGCCCCGCCGGGACGCGGAGATTGCCGCCGCGGCGATGAAGCCCCTTCTGAGCGGACGGTCGGTTATCCTCGTTGGGCGGAACGTCGCGGACGCCTTCGGCTATCCGGCCCGGGGGCTTGACTTCCACCATTGGTTCAGCGACAACTTCTGGGGCTTCGAGGTCGCGGTGGTCCCGCACACCTCGGGCCGCAACCACTGGTACAGGAAACCGGGCCACGAGGATCAGGCGAGGGCTTTCTGGGCCGGAGTCGTCGGGCGGTTTCGCCACTACGGCTCCAACGTCTTGTCGATTCGGACGGGGACCTGAAAAAAGTTTAGTCAACCCACTTTACTTTTTCGGCGGTTGGGTCTAAGATTCTCCTCACGGTCGCCAAGACCAAGACCCAACCCCAGAAAAGGAGCAACAACATGAACGCAGTCACCTTCAACGACAAGACCTTCACCGAAGCCAGCCTGAACGACCTGTCCGGCCCGGCCCTCGTGAGCCTGTACAATGACGTGATGCTCTGCCTCCACGATGGCCGCGAAGATCGCGCCCCCGCCGTTCGCCGCTTAGCGGACAAGTCCACCGCCGTCTCCCGCACCTGGAAGCTGCTTCAGCGTTACGGCGAAGCCGCGGCGAAGGCCCAGGCCCCGAAGGCGAAGGCGGAAGCCGTGGATCACGGCCCCAGCAACAAGCTGATCGCGGACGCCATTGCGCGTGACCCGGAACTCGCCGCCAGGGCCAAGGCCCCGAAGAAGCCCCGCGCCCGCAAGGGCACCAACCTCCTGCCCCCGGGCCACGCCCCGGTCCCCTGCCGCGAAGCCTCGAAGCAGGCCATGCTCCTGGACCTCCTGAGCCGCGAAGGCGGAGTCACCATGGCGGAGTTGATCGACGGCCTGTGCGGCGGTAACAAGCCCTGGACCGAAGCAACCGTGCGCTCCGGCTTCGGCTGGGACATGAAGCTCAAGGGCTACGGGGTCCGCTCCGAGTTCGATGCTGAAGGCGTTGAGCGGTTCTTCATCGTCGTGCCGGAGGGTCACGCAATCCCGGCCCACAAGCCCCTGAAGGGAGCGCCCAAGGCGGACGCCCGCCAGCGTAACCTGGGGGCGTGATCCGCCCCCTCCCGCTCCACTTTACTTTTTCAGGAATGCGGCTTAATATCGAGACTCCCCGGGATGGTCCCGGGGACTGAACGGACAGAAATGGAGACGTGTGATGCAAGCTACCACGACGCATACCGCCCCGGGTCCTAAGTCCAACCGCAGCCGCTCTAAGGAGGGTAAGCACTCGCGGCGGGTAAGAACCCCCGACAACGACAAGAGACAGAACCAGCTCCCGGGCAAGCCCCCGCGGCTTTTCTTCCGGGGCACCAACCTCCTCCCGCCCGGCTTCAAGCCCGAAGCGTGCGTGGAGGGAACCAAGCAAGCCATACTTGTGGACATACTCTCGCGCCCGGAGGGGGCGACGATGGAGGAGCTGCTTCAGGCCGCCTCCGGCGGTCGCCGCCCCTGGATCGAAGCAACCGTGCGCTCCGCGTTCGGTTGGGACCTCAAGCGCAAAGGCTACGGGGTCCGCTCCGAGTTCGACGCGCACGGGGTTGAGCGGTTCCACCTGATCCTCCCGAAGGGGCGGCGCATCCCGCCGCACTCCACGGCGGAGCAGGTCCGCAAACGCAAGCAGGCTATGAAGAACCGTTGACTACAGCCGCCGGGCAAAGCCGGAGGGCTGACCCGCCCTCCGGGCGGCGACTGAAATGGAGTATATATATGAGCAGAAGTTATCCGCGGTTGGACATTGAGACGTTTGGCCGCCAATTGATTACCAGCGGCGACCTGGACCCGATCTACACGGCCCTGGTCGCCGCTGAACGCGCCGGAGACTACAGCATCCCCCAGCTTTGCCGCTGGATGGTCGCGTATTGGTGCTATTACAGCGCCGCGGTCGCCTCCTTCATGAGCGAAAAAGAGGGTGATGAGTTCTGGCAATGGATGATGGTCGCGGCCCGTAACGAGGAGGAGACGCCCGTGGGCGGACGCTGGCCCCGGGGTCATGAGCGCCGCCACTTCCGGGCGAAGATCGCAGTGGACTCCGTTACATCGCTTCAGGCCCGCTACGGGGACCGCCCGGAGAACATGGCCTTGTATATCGGAGCCCGCTGGGACGAAGGCGAGCGCCTACCGTTCAAGGTGGTTTCCGACCGCGCCCAGGAGCACCGGGGCTTCGGTCCCTGGATCGGGTTCAAGTGCGCGGACATGATTGACCGGGTGATGGAGGTCCCCGTGGACTTCGACCAGGCCGCTGTCTTCATGTTCAAGGACCCGGAGAAGGCCGCGATGATGCTGTGGGAGCTGCGCGAGGCCCACAAGTACCCGGCGGGCGCGAGGCCCAAGCGCGAAGCGATCCTGGGCGGGGTCACGGACTACCTGATTGAGCGGTTCGCGGACCTCCCGGCCCCACCCCTGGGCGACCGCCCCATCAACATCCAGGAGGTCGAGACGGTCCTATGTAAGTGGAAGTCCCACATGAACGGACATTACCCGCTGTACAACGACATTCGGGAGATCAACGAAGGGCTCCGGCCCTGGATCGGGTCCTGCTCCGCGGCGGCGAAGTTCTACGCCCACATGCCGAAGGGTCCCCAGTCATGAGTTCCTGGTCTTGGTGGGTATGGGCCAACATCGTGGCGGCGGTCGCCTGGATCGTGTACTGGTTCCGCGGGGCCAATCAGGGCTTCTGCCTCCACCGCTGGGAGGCGGGCCGCAACCGCTTCCTGATCGGCGCACTCACTTGCTCGAAGTGCGAGCGCGTGGTGTACCCGGAGCGCATGCGCTTCCGTCAACTCTACCGGCTCCTGGGCCGTCTCCCGAAGGAGAACAAGCAATGATCGTCAACAACACTCCCCTCGAAACCCACGAGCTGAACGGGGTTCCGATCCTGGTCAAGCGGGAGGACTTGTGTTGCCCGTTCCCGGGGCCGTCCTTCAGCAAGATTCGCGGAGTGGTCGCCCACATCCAGAACCTCCCGGAGGAGGTCCGCACGGTCGGGGTCCTGGACACGTACCACTCGAAGGCGGGCTGGGCCGTCGCCTACGTCTGCCAGGCCCTGGGCAAGGAGTGCGTCAACTTCTGGCCCAGGTTCAAGGCGGACAACTACGTGGGCGGGCCTCCGCCCCGTCCGCAGCAGCGGCAGGCCGCGGAGCTGGGCGCGACCCTGGTTGATATTCAGGCTGGACGGTCGGCCATCCTGTACCACACGGCACGCAAGCTGCTGGCCTCCGCGCATCCGGCGGGGTCCTACCTGATGCCCAACGCTCTGAAGCTGCCCGAATCGGTCACGGAGAACGCGGCGGAGGTGGTGCGCACCGCTGACCATCTTCCCGACGCCGGGACTTTGGTCATCAGCATCAGCTCCGGGACGGTCGCCGCCGGAGTCCTCCTGGGCTTCGCGCAAGCCGGGCTCCTGGACCGCTACAACGTCATTCTACACATGGGGTACTCGCGGAGTCAGCAGGCCACTCTGGAGTACATCGAGAAGGTCAGCGGCCTGTCTCTGGGCGACCGGATCAAGTTCATTGACCAGGGTTACGGGTACGCGGACGCGGCCCGGGACGCCTCCGCCCCGTTCCCCTGCAACCCATTCTATGACCTGAAGGCTTGGAAATGGCTCTCTGACCCAGTCAACCTGGCGTCCGTCCATCCCCGGCCCATAGTTTTTTGGAATATTGGTGAGTAGAACCGGCGGGGGCATCTTCTACTTCCGCTTTACTTCTTCCGGCTAAGTCACTAAACTTTTTCGCATCAGTTAAGGAGTCGATTTTATGGACCACGCAGCATGGCTTAATCAAGACACGGGCGAAGCCGCCCAGGAAGCCTACAAATACTTCATGCGCCCCGACCCGTCCCAGCGCGAGTTCCTGGGGCCAATCGAGGAGGAGGAGGACCCGCTGACGGGTCGGGTGGCGAAGTTCCGCATGGCGAAGGTGGGCATGGTCCGCAACGCCTCTGAGGAGAACATGAAGGAGGTCAAGGTTTACCTTGGCTTTGACGGGGTGATCTACATCCCCCACATCCGCATTCCGAACGCCAAGCCGCTCCAGGGCTGGTACCAGGACAAGCACAACGACAAGAAGGGCTCCCGCGCTCGCCCCTGCTTCAGCGAGGCGATCCTGACGGAGCCGTATGGCGGCTATTGTACCGTGGGCTGCGCCTTCTGCTACGTCAACAGCGGCTTCCGCGGCTATCGCGGCACCGGCCTGGTCAGCGTTCCGATGAACTACGGCGAGCAGGTCCGCACCCAGCTGTCGAAGGTTCGGACCTCCACCGCGGGCTACTTCTCCAGCTTCACTGACCCGTTCCTCCCGATTGAGGACGTGTATCATAACACCCAACAGGGCGCGGAAGCCTTCGCGGAGCTGGGCCTGCCGGTGTTCTTCCTGAGCCGCCTGAGCTATCCGGGTTGGGCCATCGACATCCTGAAGCGCAACCGCTACAGCTACGCCCAGAAGTCGCTGAACACGGGCAATGACGATGACTTCCGCAAGCTGTCGCCCGGAGCCCTGGGCCTTACGGAGCACATCGAGGAAATCCGGGAGCTGCGCCGCCAGGGCATCTACACTTCGATTCAGGTCAATCCGGTGGTGCCCGGAATCGTGACCCACGACGACATTCGCCACCTGTTCGAGCGCCTGGCCGAAGCCGGGAACAACCACGTGATCGTCAAGTTTGTGGAGGCGGGTTATTCCTGGGCACCGGCGATGATTGACCGCCTGACAAAGCGGTTCGGGAACAACCGCGCCGCCGCCTTCGCAGAGCTGTTCACGGAGAACCAGGCCGGAGCCCAAAAGACCATCGTTGAGTCCTACCGGCTCGAAGCCCACCGGCTGTACCAGAAGTGGGCGACGGAGCTGGGCATGACCTACGCGACGTGCTATGAATACCGCCGGGGCCGTCCGGGCGCGGGCGAGCCGTCCTGGCTGTCCGTGGGCCGCGAGTTCATCACCGCCGATCAGTGCCACGGTCAGCGCGTTCCGATGTTCACGCGCACCGACCTCAAGGACCAGTTCCAGGAGGTCCACGAGTGCGGCCCCACCGGCTGTCTCCACTGCGCGGATGATAATGACGGGAAGCCCCGTTGCGGTTCGGAGCTATTCGGGGCGGCGAAGGCCCTGCGCTCGCCCGACTTCAAGAAGGTGGTGGAACCGACCCCGCCGGAGGAGCGCAAAATCATCCCGATCACCCAGATTGATTAACCAAGGCCAGCGGGGCTCCGGCCCCGCCGTTTCATCGAAAAGGAGAACCAAGAATGAAGTTCATCAACGTGAGGGGTTGTAACGGCTCCGGCAAGACTACCCTGCTGCGCTGCCTCGCCCGCGCCCCGGAATGTACCGTGGTCGAAGCCTCCGTGCCCGACCACAAGCCCATCCCGATCACCTACACCCCGGACGGCCTCGCCATCATCGGGGACTACACCCCCGCCGCCGCCGGGGCGACCACCGCCGGTCTGGACCGTATCAAGACCCAGGCCGCGGCCAAGGCTGTCATCGAGTTCGCCGGGGCCAACTCCGCCGTCCGCGCCGTCCTGTTCGAGGGCGTAGTGGTCAGCACCATCTACGGTCCGTGGCAGGAGTGGTCGAAGGCGAACGGCGGCATGATCTGGGCCTTCCTGGACACGCCCCTGGAGGTCTGCCTGAGCCGCATCCAGGAGCGGAACGGGGGCAAGCCGATCAAGGAGGATCAGGTGGCCGCGAAGCACCGCACCATCGCTCGGGTCCGCGAGAAGGCCCAGGCGGACGGGGAGGCGGTCCGCGACCTCCACTGGGAGACGGCCCTGCGCGACATCAAGGCCGTGATTGATAACTTGGGCTGAGGGGAACCCGACATGACTACACCGCGCCTCCACGACGTCGCCGCCTTCATGAAGGCCCGGCACGACATCTACCTGGCCCGCAAGGCCGGGAAGCCCGGCCCTTGGACTCAGGACCCGATCCTGGGCGGCGGTCGCTTTTGTAACATCTTCCGCGAGTTGGACACGGTGACGATCTGGGTTGACCAGAATATCCGCCAGCCTTACGCGGACCACCCGGACCTCTGGTTCATGTTGGCCATCGCCCGCTACATCAACTGGCCCGACACCCTCCGCTACCTGATGGACGATGTGGAGCCGGGTTGCTGGCCGGGTGAGGAGGGCTTCGAGCCCGCCAAGATCACGAAGGCCCTGGAGGACTACGCCGCCGCCGGGAACAAGGTGTACACCGGGGCCTACATGATCCGCGCGGAGTCCGACCCGACCAAACCGTGGTACAGCTGGACCAAGCACCGCTACATCGCGGAGATTGTCCTGGGCCGTCTCTGGGAGGACCGTGAGGAGTGGGTCCGGGCACTGGAAACCCGCCCGGGTATCCTCCGCGCCTTCCCGACCCTCGAACAGGTCTGGGCGAAGTTCCAGCAGTCCCGCTACGTGGGCTGGGGTCCGTTCATGGCCTATGAGGTTGTGACCGACCTTCGCCACACCCGCTACCTGCGCAACGCCCCGGACATCTACACCTGGGCCAACGCCGGTCCGGGCGCGATCCGCGGGCTGAATCGTCTGTACGGTCGGGACCTCAACGCGAAGCCCCGCCCGGAGCAGACCAACGGGGAAATGATCCAGCTGATGCAGGAGCTGAACGCCTACCACGCCCCGGGCTTCGCGGACACCTTCGGTTCCGTGCCGGATTGGTCGGAGAACAGCACGCCCCGCTTCGAGGCCCGCGACGTTGAGCACTCGCTTTGCGAGTTCGACAAGTATGAGCGCGTGCGCCTCGGGGAAGGCAAAATGCGCAGCAAGTACGATTGGCGGAAGGCCCAGCCGTTCGCCGCCTGATTCACCGCCCGGGCTCCGGCCCGGGCCACTTCAACCGAAAAGGAGAAACACCATGGCCGTTCGCCTCACCAATTTCATCCGGGAGCAGATTCTGGATGCCGTCCTCAAGCACGCCTTCGCGGAACGCGAGAAGGCCCTGGAGGCGGAAAAGCACGCCCTTGGGGATGCGGTGTACAACGACACCTACCCGGAGCCGCTGCGCAAGCAGATGGCCGCGCTGCCGGAGGGCTTCCTGCCGACTGACAGTGACCTCAGGGTCCAGTTCGAGGGCCACCGCTTCACCCACGTGTACTTCGGGGAGCGCCGCCGCGTCGCAAAGTGCCACGACTACAGCGCCGCCCGGGTCTATGACGAGAAGCACCCCCTGACCCTCCGCTATGAGGCCTGGAAGAAGGCTCAGGATGAGCTGGGGGCGGAGAAGTCCAAGGCGAAGTCCTCCGCCGAAGCCGTCCTGGGCTCCGTAACTACGGTCAACAAGCTGATCCAGGTCTGGCCGGAGGTTGAGCAATTCGCCCGCCCCTTCGCCAAGGAATCCCCGTCACGCGCCATCGCGCTCCCGATCAAGGAGCTGAACCAGTCCCTGGGCCTTCCGCCGAAGTCCGCCAGCGCCGCACAACAAGGAGCCCGCGAAACATGAAAGTCATCAAGACCCGTAACGTACAACAGGCCCTCCCGGAGGCCCTGTATCAATTGTCCTTCGAGGGCGTCCGCCGCGACTCCCGCAACGGACCCGTGCTGATGTTCCCGGAGCCCGTCACCACCGTGTACGCTCGCCCGGCGGAGCGCGTCCTGTTCTGGGCGGAGCGGGACGCCAACCCCTTCTTCCACCTGATGGAAAGCCTCTGGATGCTCGGGGGGCGCAACGATGTTGAGTTTGTCGCCCGCTACGTCGAGCGCATGCGCAGCTACTCCGATGACGGGGTGACCTTCCATGGGGCCTACGGCTTCCGCTGGCGTCAGCACTTCGATGAGGACCAGATGCCCAAGATCATCGCGGGGCTCCGCGCGAACCGCGATGACCGCCGCCAGGTCTTGTCGATGTGGGACGCGGACGCGGACCTTGGGCGCCAAGGCAAAGACCTCCCCTGCAACCTCCAGGCCATCTTCCAGGTCGCTTGCGACGGTCGCTTGGATATGACGGTCACCAACCGCTCCAACGACCTGATTTGGGGAGCCTACGGGGCCAACGCGGTCCACTTCTCTTACCTCCACGAGTATGTGGCGCGCAGTGTAGGGGTTGAACAAGGCGTGTACCGTCAGGTCAGCGCCAACTTCCACGCCTATGAGGAGGTGCTGGACAAGGTCGCCCCGCTGGCGGATCAGGCCGCGAACCCGATGACCGGCGCGGAGACGCCCGACCCCTACGCCCGGGGACTGGTGGAGCCGTTCCCGTTGATGACCATCGAGCCGGAAGCGTGGAACGAGGAGCTGATGATGTTCCTGAGCGAGCCGGACGCCGTGGGCTTCCGTGACCCGTTCTTCCGCCGCGTGGCGATCCCGATGGCCCGGGCTCACCGCGAGTTCAAGCGCACCTCGAACCCGGACCGCTTCGACGCCGCGTTGTTGGAGCTGGACAACGTGGCCGCGACCGACTGGAAGGTGGCCGCGGCGGATTGGATCGAACGCCGCCGCAAGGCTTTCGTGGCCCGCCGGGCTCGCGCTCAGGACGATGGGGTGGCGTATGAATAAGGCATTGATGACTCGTGTCAACGCCACCCGGGAGGCCGGGGCGGTCCGGCGCTGCCATATTGTCCCCCACCACGGACAGTACAATATCGCCCAGCACAGCTACGGGGCCGTGAGCCTCCTGCTCCTGCTTCACCCGGAGCCCTCGCTGAACCTGATCAAGGCGGTCCAGTGGCACGACGCGGGGGAACGCTGGTTGGGTGATATGCCCGCCCCGGCGAAGTGGTCCAACCCGGAGCTGGGGGCGGTCTATGAGGAGGTGGAGGCCCGCCTGCTCAAGCGCCTGGGCCTCCTCCCGGACCTCACGGCGGAGGAGGCGGCCTGGTTGAAGGCGGTGGACACCCTGGACCTCTGGCTCTGGTGCCGGGAGGAAGAAGCCCTGGGCAACGGAGCCGTCAGCGCGATGCGTAGGGCGTGCGAGGAGGTGACGGACAAGCGTGCCCTGGAGGGTAGCCTGCCCGAACCCGTCCGCGCGTTCTACGTGGCGGAGAAGGGCCGGGAGCACCAGCGCCTCTCGGACTTCTTCGAGGAGGTTGAGCGTGGACTTGGAGAAGCTGAAGCGGGACTGGGCTGAGGACCCCCAGCTGAGGTTCTACGCCTATGACCGCGTGGAGGACCTTGCGGACCACCTCCGCAAGGTCCACAACGATATGATGAACGGGGAGCACGGCTGCTTCGGTTATTTGTACCGCCAGCAAACGCTACGCCTCCGGGAAGTGATGAAGGAGTTACAAGATGTCAGACGTAAACAGCAAACAGATCGGGGGTGACCACTACCGCGCCCCGATTCAACACTGGGACTTCGTGGAATACAACGGCATTGGTTATCTGGAGGGCTGCGCGACCAAGTACGCGACCCGGAACCGCAAGAAGCACGAGGACCCGACCCAGGACCTGGAGAAGGCGATTCACTACGTGGAGAAGGCCCAGGCCCTGTTCCTCGCGGGAGTGAAGAAGCCGCGGACCGCCCACCTGACGATCCCGGTGGAGGACTTCGCCTGGGCGAACGGCCTGACCGCCCAGGAGGAGCAGGTTGTGCGCATCCTCGCCTTCTGGCAGGACGCGGCGGACTTCCAGGACGCCATCGAGCTGATTGAGGACATGATCGCGGAGGCCCGGAGCTGATGCAATTCCCCCTGTTCACGACCGTCTCCAGCGACTGGGCGGCCCCTGATTTGGGCTCCCTCCCTTCCTGGGCGGGAGCCAAGCGGGTCGCCATCGACTGCGAAACCCGGGACCCGGACCTGAAGAAGCTGGGACCGGGCGCGGGCCGTCGCCCCGACAGCTACATCACCGGCATCAGCTTCGCAATCGAGGACGGCCCCGGCGGTTATCTGCCGATTCGCCACGAGGGCGGCGGGAACCTTCCGGTGGAGGGCGTCTTGGCCTACCTCCGCGCCCAGGCCCAGGTATTCACCGGCGACCTCGTGGGGGCCAACCTCCCCTATGACCTGGACTTCCTCGCCGGGGACGGCATCGAGTTCGAGCGGGTCCGCTACTTCCGGGACATCCAGATTGCTGACCCCCTGATCTGCGAACTCCACGACAGCTACTCAATGCAGGCTATCGCGGAGCGTTGGGGCTTCCCCGGGAAGGACGAAGCCGTGCTGCGTGCGGCGGCTCTGGACTACGGCCTGGACCCGAAGAAGGACATGTGGATGCTCCCGGCCAAGTTTGTCGGGAAGTACGCGGAGGAGGACACCCGCCTGCCGCTGAACATCCTCCGCCGTCAGGAGCGGGAGATTGATGATCAGGACCTCTGGGGCGTGTATGACCTGGAGTCCAAGCTGCTCCCGATCCTGACCCGGCTCCGCCGCCGGGGCGTCCGCATCGACACCGACCGCCTGGACTTCATCGAGAAGTGGGCGCTGGAGAAGGAGACGGAGGCCCTGGCCCAGGTCCGCCACCTTACCGGGCACCGAGTCAACGTGGGCGACGTTTGGAAGCCGGACGCCATCGCCCCGGCGCTGGAGCAGATCGGGGTGCGCCTCGAAAAGACCAGCCAGGGCAAGCCCCGGATCGACAAGGAGCTGCTGGGCTCGCTGAAGCACCCGGTGGCCGAAGCCCTGGAGCGAGCCCGGAAGGTGAACAAGCTGCGCACGACCTTCGCCGCCTCCGTCCGAGACCACATGGTCAACGGACGGCTTCACGGGACGTTCAACCAGCTCCGCCGCCAGAAGGACGATGAGGCCCAGGGGACGGCGGGCGCGGCCTACGGGCGACTGTCCAGCGAACACCCGAACCTCCAGCAGCAACCCGCGCGGGATGAGTTCGCCATGATGTGGCGGGCGATTTACCTGCCGGAGGAGGGCGAGCTGTGGGCGTCCAACGACTACAGCCAGCAGGAGCCACGCATGGCGGTCCACTACGCCTGCTTGTCCCAGCACCTGATTGGGCACCGGGCTTGGTGTTCGGCTATCGAAGCCCGGGACAAGTACCGGAATGACCCGAATACGGACAACCACCAGATGATGGCGGATATGGCCAACATCAAGCGCAAGGACGCCAAGGAGATTTACTTGGGCCTGTCCTACGGAATGGGCGGAGCAAAGATGTGCCGGAAGCTGGGCCTGCCGACCATGATGGCGGTTCGCGGTCCCCGGGGGCAGCTGTTCGATGTAAACAGCCCGGAGGGGGAACGGCTCGCCGCGGAAGGCGCACGCCGGTTCGAGGCCGCGGGACCGGAAGGGCAGCGGCTCCTGGACACCTTCGACAGCAAGGTGCCGTTTGTGAAGCGGTTGGCGAAGGCGTGCGAGGCCCGGGCGAAGGCCGTGGGCTACATCACGACCCTGAGCGGTCGCCGCTGCCGGTTCCCGAAGGACCGTGACGGGAACTTCGACTGGACTCACAAGGCCCTGAACCGCTTGATTCAGGGCGCGAGCGCGGACCAGACCAAGATGGCGATGGTGGCCTGCGCGGAAGCGGGCCTGGACATCATCATCCAGGTCCATGACGAAATCGCCTTCAGCGTCCACGACCAGAAGGAGGCCGCGGAGGCCGCACGGATCATGCGCACCTGTACGCCTCTGGAACTCCCGTCCAAGGTGGACGTGGAGATTGGGCGGAGCTGGGGACATTCGATGGGTTGGGATGGGGAGCCGCCGAAATGAAACACTGCTACCAATGTGACGCCCAGGTCACTTACTTGTTCGGGGACGGACGCTGTGGCCGCTGTACCCGCCTGACCCCGGAGGAAGTCCGGGGCGAAACCTCGGAGAACGATATGCGCCGGAGCAATGACAACACCGTGGACCTCGAAGTGGTAATCAAGCGCGAAACTGACAAGGCGTACCTGATTGATCACGGCGGGGAGGAGGAGGTTTGGATGCCCAAGTCTCAGGTCCGCGAAATCGAGAAGAAGGGCCGCACCGTGGTCCTGACCGTCACTGAATGGATCGCCAACGAGAAGGGGCTGATATGAGCGAGCGCCAACGCCGCTGGGACCTTCGCTACATAGCGTTGGCCCGGCACGTCGCCGGTTGGAGCAAGGACCCGTCCACGAAGGTCGGGGCCGTTCTGGTCCGTCCCAACAACAGCGTGGCTTCGACCGGGTTCAACGGCTTCCCTCCGGGACACGACGATGACCCGGCCTTGTACGCTGACCGGGAGTACAAATATGCCCACGTTGTACACGCGGAGGAGAACGCAATCAACTTCCTGGGCTCGCGTTCGGATGGGTTCACGCTCTATACTTCTTTCCCCTGCTGTCCCGATTGCGTCCAGTGCGCCGGTGAGACGGGCGTGAGTCGGATTGTTCACCCTCCCCTCCCCACGGACGGAAAGCCCGCGGCCTGGATTGAGGAGTGGACCCAACGGCTGGCCCGCTCCCGCGAAGTTGCCGCCCGCTTCGGAATCGCTTTGGAGGTGTTGAATGAGTGAAAGCGCAATGTGGGAAGCCCTCCGCCCCGTGATCAAGCGGCTTGATCCGGTGCGCGTGGAGAACCCCATTGTGCCCGGGACTCCTGACGTGAATTACACGGAGGGCTGGATTGAATTGAAGTTCGCGGAACGCTGGCCGCCCAGGGGCGGGCCGCTCCGGGTGGACCACTTCACCCGTCAGCAGAGGACTTGGTTGACCCGTCGCCGGAAGGCCGGGGGCCTCGCTTTCCTCCTGCTGAAGGTCGGGTTGACGGAGTGGCTGCTGTTTGACGGAGCGGTCGCCGCCGCTATGTTGGGCCGGGTTCCGCGGGAACGTCTGTATGAGGTGTGTGTCGCACGTTGGACCCGCCTACCAAGAACTGAGGAGATTTGTCAATGTCTGCTACGCTGACCCCGACCCGGGGTGAAAGTCTCTTGCTGGCTCGCCGCCGCAAGGGTATGAATCAAATTGAGGCCGCGAATGAGTACGCCGTCCACGTGGACAAGTATCGGGATTGGGAGGCGGACCGCCGGACCGATGACCAACCCCGCGCTCACCTTGGGCAGCTCAAGCCTCACGAAGTCTGCTTCATTCTCCGCCGCCGCGCGGGTAAGACGCAGCGCGAAATCGCCGCCGCCCTGGGCGTGAGCCGCCTTTGGGTCATCCAAATGGAGGACGGGAAAGCGCCGGTTGACCGGCTTCGTGAATATTGGGGAATCTGAAGGGGAGCGCGGGCATGTCCAACGAGCAGGAACAAATCAAGCACAAGACCAAGGACGCCATCGACTTCCTGAAGAAGTGGTGCCCGGAAGGTCCCTGGGTTCTGACCGCAATCATCCCAGACGGCAAGACGGAGACGGTGACCTTCACGCCGGATCGCTGGCAGAAGGCCGCGCAGTGGATCGAATCCCATCAGGGTAAGCGCAACCTGTACTTCCACGTGAACCCGGTTCGCCGGGCGATGGACGTGAAAGCGAGCAAGGAGGACATCGCCCGCCTCGCCTGGCTCCACGTGGACATCGACCCGCGGGCCGGGGAGCCCTTCGAGGAGGAGCGTGCCCGGGCGCTGAAGTTGCTGCGCGGCTATACGCCCAAGCCCTCCGCCATCGTGGACTCCGGCGGCGGCTATCAGGGCTTTTGGAAGCTGAACCCGTCCGACAAGCTGGACATCGCCGGATCGGTGGCGAAGGCCCAGGAGTTGGAGGCGTACAACATCCAGCTGGAGAAGGTGTTTCAGGCGGACCACTGCCACAACGTGGATCGCATCATGCGCCTCCCCGGCACGGTCAACGTCCCGAACGCCAAGAAGATCAAGAAGGGTCGGAAGCCCGCCTTGGCCAAGCTGTTGGAGTGGAATGATGTATCGTACCCCATCGAGCAATTCACGCCCGCGGTCCGAGTACAGATGGCGGAGACGGGCCTGGCCGGAGGTCGCCCGAAGGTTAAGATCACCGGCAACGTCCCCGACATCGGGACGGAGGAGCTGCGCGATTGGGCCCACGAGCGCGGGAAGGCGATCAGCGACCACTGTCTGGCCCTGATTGCTACCGGGCAGGACCCCCTGGACCCAACCAAGTACCCGTCCCGGTCGGAAGCCTTGTTCAAGGTCTGCTGCGACCTCGTGCGGGCGGAGGTCCCGGATGAGATGATTTTCGCAGTCATCACCGGCTCCAACGAAATCGCCGCGAGCGTGCGCGAGAAGCCGAACTGGGAAGGCTACGCCCTCCGGCAGATCGAACGCGCCCACGAGGAGGCGATTGACCCTTGGCTGCGCAAGCTCAACGAGAAGCACGCGGTGATCGCGGACATCGGCGGAAAGTGTCGAATCATCAGCGAGGTCTGGGACCCCGCGATGAAACGAACCAAGATCAGCAAGCAGTCCTTCGAGGACTTCCGCAACCGCTACCGCCACATCAAGGTAGTGGTTGGGCACTCGGAGGAAGGACGGCCCATTGAGAAGGCCGCGGGCGCGTTCTGGATTGATCACCCGCAGCGCCGCCAATATGAGACCATCGTGTTTGCTCCGGGACAGGAGGTTGAGGACGCCTACAACCTCTGGCGGGGGTTCGCTTGCGACTCCCTCCCGGGCGACAAGCACGACTCCTTCCTGCGCCATATCCGCGACAACGTCTGCTCCGGGAACCCGGAACACTACACGTACATGATCGGATGGATGGCCCGGATGGTCCAGCACCCGGACGGCCCGGGCGAAGTCGCGCTGGTCCTCCGCGGTCGCCGCGGCACCGGCAAGTCCTTCTTCGCCAAGGTCCTCGGGGGCCTGTTCGGGCGTCACTACCTCCAGGTGTCGGACAGCAAGCACCTCGTGGGCTCCTTCAACGCCCACCTCCGGGATACCGTCCTGCTGTTCGGTGATGAGGCGTTCTTTGCGGGGGACAAGAAGCACGAAAGCGTGCTGAAGACCCTGGTGACCGAAGAACACCTGGTGATCGAAGGCAAGGGCGTGGACGCGGAGGCCGCGCCCAACTACGTCCACCTGGTCCTCGCGTCCAACGAGGATTGGGTGGTGCCCGCGGGTCTGGATGAGCGCCGGTTTTTCGTGATGGAGGTGGGCGAAGGTCACAAGCAAGATCACTCATACTTCAAGAAGATCAAGGATGACCTGGACGACGGAGGGCTGGAAAACCTCCTTCACTTCCTCCTGACCCATGACTTGTCCAGCTATGAGGTCCGCCAGGTTCCCCAAACCAAGGCTCTCCAGGACCAGAAGATCATGAGCATGTCGCCGGAAACCCAGTGGCTGTATGAGAAGCTGTGGGAAGGTCGCCTGCTCAAGTCCGACCAGGAGTGGCGGGCGAAGGTCATCAAGGACAGCCTGTATGATGACTACGTCAACGACCTCCGCGACCAGGGCCGGAACTACCGCATGAGCCGCACCGGCTTCGGCAAGTTCCTGTCCCGGGCCTTCCCGGACGGCTGGCCGCAGTCGAAGCAGGAAATGGCGGAGGTTCCGTGGACCAATGAACACGGCTTCGAGGTCCAGATCAGGAAACGGGTGTACATGTATTACCTGCCGACCCTCGCGGAGGTCCGGGAGCACTGGGACAAGAACTTCGGCGGCCCGTTCGATTGGCCCAAGGTAGAACCGACCCAGGAACCGCTCCCGACCGACGACCGGCCCCCGTTCTGAGGACGCGAGAACATGAGCCAAACGCTGGAAGCAACAACAAGGGAGCTGGAGGCGGCGGGAATCGCCTTCACCGTGGAGCGGGGGAAACGGCACTACAAGGTCCGCTTCACCGTCCGCGGGAAGGCGCTGATGGTCACCTGCTCCCGCTCCGCGTCCGATCATCGCGCCGCCCTCAACGCCCGGCTCCAGGTCCGGCGGGAAATCCGCCGGGCTCTCGAATTGGGATAACAGACAACTTTACTTCTTCGGCCCCGGCCACTATACTTATTCACACGAGGCGAATATGACCCCTCCGAACACCCTTCTAGGTCATTTCAGAATAGGACAGGAGTTGACCCAACATGAACTCGATGAAGCCTTCCGGCGCATATTTGGCCGACCGATCCCGCGGGGCTCGAAACCGCGCGACATCGCGCGCAACCTCGCGGCCAGTCAGCCGCTGCGCTTCGAGTTTGAAATCAATCGCGTTCGCGGCTATGCGTGGGACGCTGAGGAAGTTCGCTGAATACGGCCCAGGGCTCCTGTCCGCCGCCTTCGGTCTGATCCTCCTGGCCGTCCTGCTCTGGACCGTATGGGACGCCACCGGACTCCCCCGGGTCTATGAAAGCTGGACCACGCGGGAATGCGTCCGGGTCGAATACCTGGACGGCTCCGCGGGCGATTGCTCGGACCTCCCGGACCGCTATCACCACACCTGGGTCGAATGACCCCCAACCCAAGACTGCTACAGAAAAGGAGCAACAAAGTGATCATCTTCCGCAACAAGGGCGTCATCGACCCCAAATCAATCACCACCTTCGGGGTCAGCTCGAAGGAGAACCCCGGGGCCATCGGCTTCTTCGGGACGGGCCTGAAATACGCCATTGCGATCCTCCTGCGCGAGGGCTGCGACATCACCATCCACGCCGGAAAGCGCAAGCTGGAGTTCGGGGTGAAGCGCCAGAAGGTCCGCGTGGATGACTTCAACGTGGTCACGATGAACAAGCGTGCCCTGGGCTTCACCACGGAGGTCGGCAAGACTTGGGAAGTGTGGCAAGCCTTCCGCGAGCTGTACTGTAACACGATGGATGAGCGCGGGGAGGCGTTCGAGGCCAGCGAAGTCCCGGAGGTCGGGCCGGATGAGACCGTGATCGTGGTCCGCGGGGAGAAGTTCCTGGATGTCTGGGCCTCCCGCTCCGAAATCATACTGTCCACGGAACCGCTGGAGCGCAACGAGGCCGTCCACATCCACCCGGGGCCGTCCAACTTCGTGTTCTACCGCGGGGTGCGGGCCTACCGCCTGGACCAGCCGACTCAGTTCACCTACAACATTCAGAAGAAGGTGGACCTGACCGAAGATCGCACCATCAAGTATTCCTGGGACATCACCACCGCCGTCCGCCGGGGCCTTTGCGAATCGCAGCAAGCCCCGTTGATCCACAAGGCCGTGACCGCGCCCAAGGGGACCTTCGAGCAACAGCTGGACTTCTCCGGGGTCGAGCCGTCCAAGCCGTTCCTGTCCACCGTCTCCGAACTGGCCCGCCGGTTCGATTCGAGCCTGTCCCAGTCCGCCCTGAAGGCGGCGCAGGTCTGGATCATGGACCAGCTCCACGAGCAAGCGACCCCGATGGCCCTGAGCGAGCTGGAGCGCAACCGCCTGGACAAGGCTTCGACCTTCTGCGAGCGGTTGGGCTTCGCGGTCCGGGATTATCCGATCCTTGTCAGCGAGTTCCTGGGCGAGGAAGTCCTGGGCCGCGCCCATGAGGGGAAAATCTACGTCAGCAAGCGGACCCTGATGATGGGGACGAAGATGCTGGCGGGAACCCTGATTGAGGAGTTCATTCACCTTCGTCACTCGCTGTACGATGAAACCCGCGTCATGCAAAACTTCCTGATGGACACTATCGTGTCCTTGGGCGAACAAATCACCGGAGAACCGTTATGAGCCACAAACACCAAACCGTCCGCCTCGAAGGCCCGCCCTGGGGACCGCCCGGGACATCCAGGCCGTCTGCCTCGCGGTCGAAGCGAAGCGCGAAGCCATCCAGCGCGAGTTTCAGGAGCGCATGGATCAGCTCCGCGAGGCGACCGACCGCGAACTGACGACCCTCTGGACCCAGCTACACCTCGCCACGGGCCTCCCGGTCGGGGAGATCGGGGAGTGGAAGCTGGACGCGAGTTACATTGAGGAGCACGGCATTGCCTTCCTGAGCAAGTGTCTGGTCGAGGAGGAGGACGAAGGGGGCTTGAGCCTGGCCGACATCCTCAAGTCCGCCGTGTCGAGTGGTCTGAGGCAATGACCACTTTACTTCTTCGGGTTCCCCAACTATACTTATTCAACATAGTGAGGAACCCGGAGGACACCGCCATGAAATTCGCCGCTCTGATCATCGCCGCCCTGCTGCCTCTCGCCACGCAGGCGCACGCGGGAGACGCTGAACGATACTCCGCCCAGGATACCCTCCGCCGGGCGCAGGTCGGCAGCTTCTCGCCCCGTCTCGCGCCTCCGGTGAAGGTCGCCCCGGCGGCCCGGGCGGCGAAACCGGACCCGCGCAGCTTCGAGCGTATGGAATGCCGCGTGGACCCTACCCGTGCCCTGGGACGGACCATTATATGCGAACCCAAGAAATGAACGAGACCCAACAAACCATGACCGCCTGGGGTGACGAAACCTTCGGGCCTACTCCTCCGGCGGCGATTGCGCGACGGATGCGCCACGAGGTCCAGGAGCTGCTGGACGGCTTCGACGCCCTGGGCGACCTCCAGCCGGAGGACGTACCCGCGGAGGCCCGCGCCGCCTTGGGCGAGGAGTGCGGGGACATCTACATCATGCTGTGCCAGATCGCCCAGAAGCTGGGCACCGACCTCCCGACCGTCGCCAACCAGAAGATGGCCGTGAACCGGGAGCGCCGCTGGGCGCGCGATCCCGTGAGCGGGACCGTCCGCCACGTCTCCACCTTCCTGGAGGCGGGGACGGGACTGATGATGAACATCAACAAGTTCTACGTCCTGACCGACTCCGGCAGCTTCTACACGCCCCGGGGCTTCGACACCGCAGAGAAGGCCCTGGAATGGGCGCGGAGCCCGGAGGGAATCAAAGCCGGGGCGGAGGGGGCGACCGTGACCCCCTTCCTGAGCGCGGAGGCGGGTTGGGCGGAGCTGGACGCGGCCAACGTGTTCTTCGCCCGGGACCTGTACGACTTCTGGCAGGAAAATCACACCGAAATACAAGGAGAAGCTGTATGAGCACCACCATTCAAGGCACTCAGGTCCGTCTCGGACGGAACCCGGAGGACCCCCGCAAGTACCAGATCACCGTCCTGGTGTACAGCGCGAAGCGCCCCGGGCTGAAGGCGTCCAACGACATCGACCCCGGACAAGTCGGGAACCAACAGCACCTCCTCCAGCTGATCGGAACCGCGGGAGCCGCCTGCGCGGAGTACCTGGGCGACCGCTACGGAGACAACATTGACCCGGTTGCGGCCTCCCGGGACGCCCTCCGCGCCTTCGGGGAGGAGTGCCGCCTGATCGCGGAACTGGCCAAGGACGTACCCGCGAAGCTGAAGCGGCTCGAAAGCCGCGCCGCGGGCCTGAGCAACGAGAACCTGGAGAAGCTGCGCCACCTCC